GCTGGGAAGGCTGGGTCATATCCCTCCGGCAGAAGCAGAAAAAGCTTATTATGCTTCCATCAGAAACGATGATCTGGCAGCCTGAGTTCACAGATAAAACACTCTCCAGGAAAACCGGGGCGGTTCACAAAGCTGGGCTGGATCCAACTGATAGCCATCAGGACAACCTCGCAATGGTAAACTCGTCAACCGGTGGCTGTGGTTCCTGTGATTCATTCTGGCTATGCGAGCCAGCACTAAGAATCACGCGATTGTACATATTGAGGGCAAACGTACCGAGGTCTGCATTCCCAGTCAGCGCCATGTTAATAGCTGCCGCAAGACGCCAGGCCAACGCCTCCATAAAAATGGCATCAAACATGTTCACATCTGAAACGCGAGATACATACTTGAGCCATGCCTGCGGCTGGTCTGTGTAGATCAACTTTCCTGTTCCGTTGGTGTCTGCACCAACTTCGTACTGAACGCGCATTGCTGCTGTTGGATTGCGTACACCAGGAAGCATAATTTCAGTAATGCGCAGACAATCGGACGGGTACTGGTACGCATATTCCCAGTCAGGCGGTGGATTGCTCGTATCTGCAAGCGCCACGCGTTTGGTAGCAAAGTTCCAGTCAAAATCAGAAAGAACAGCATCACGGCAGGCCTCAAAGTGCAGCGAACATTCCCCCGCTTCCTTGCTGGCTTCCGTCAGGCTGTTAATGCTGCGACTGTTGCCAATATTGGACAGCGCACGATTACAGATCTCTACTACAGAGGCCATCACTCACCTCCGTTACCGTACAGAGTTTCAGCCGCTGATTTTTCTACACCCCCGGAAACAGGAGCGATCGCCATATCAGTGATCTGCAGATCGGCGCTGCGATTAACACCATCGTCAGTTTCTCTGGCAGACAGGCCTCGAATAACAGCCTTTGCAGTTATCATCACTTCCGTTCCGACGCCCTTAGGTTGCGCCTTCAGCTTATTCAATGTGTCGTTATTAAGAGTGATGCACAGCCCCCATGGGTATTCATCGCGAGTTCTGGTTTCTCCGCTCTCATCCTGGTAGCTGTCAGTGCCGGTTTTGAGGTTTACGAGTTCCATATACACTCCTGCAATAAAGGGGCCGAAGCCCCTTGTCTGATTCGCGAGGCTTACACGCCCAGTTCTTTACGCTTATCTGCGATCTTCTCGCGGAGCGTTTCAGCTTTGGCGTTATGGTGTGGCTTCTCGTTAAAGAGCAATTCGTACTCTTCACGGAGCTTATCCAGTTCACCATCATCTGACACATCGTTGATGATTTTGGTGCTGGTTGCTGCCATTGACACCTTTCCTGCAACTTTTGCTTTTGCCTGTCTGGCTGCATCGTTAACAGGTTCCAGTGCGCTACCAGGCTCACCTTCGTATTCGATTTCTGCCCCCTCCGGCCACAGAGTGTTATGGATATGAGAGAGGCGCAGAACGCGGTATCTTGGTTTCTCACCTGACATCGATATCACCTTAACCAGTTACTTTTGAGCGGATCGGATACGGCGTATTGGCATCAACATCAAGACTGATACCAGCAGTGAATTCGCCAGCCGTTAGTGGGCCAGTTGCGACGGAGTAGTTAACACGCAGATATCGCTGAACACCGGCAGGCACCTTTGCAGAAACAACTCGTTTACCTGCTGTCAGGGCGGTCTTTGCCAGTGCGCCACTATCATAAATAGTGGTCCATGAGCTGTTATTCTCACTCGTCTGCAACTGGATGTTTACAGTTGCATCACCGCTTGCCGCGGCGGCTGTGTTAACCAGCGCCCAAAACTCAAGCGGGTAACCCACGCCGATATCACGACGTTTTCCGTCAATTGGACCGAGATCGATTACGTCAGTAGAAGCCGCGGTATTCGTAACCGCCTGAGCTTCGGAGAACATCAACAGTTTGTCGGTGATCATCTTCTTTCTCCATTAGTGGGTCTGTTACGACCCACAGGTTAATAACAGGCGTTACACCACACGGGCTTCTGTTTCCAGAAGCGCATCAGTCTCACGGATTGGTACACCACGGAATGAAGTCCACCACTCGCCTTCTGTCTCTTTTACGCTGATCGCCAGAGATGTTTTCTCCAGAGATTGCAGATCAAGAGCCTGGCCTACAGTGCGGTTCATGTAGAACACCGGGCGGCCCATGCCACGGTTTGGAATGCGATGCAGTGCTTTAACCATCAACTTCGCAATATTTGCTGCAGAGGAAGGTTCTGAAAGATTGCTGACATCGATGTTTGCAATGCGAACAACATAACGCCAGTCACGCAGAGCAAGCCCGTTGTCCCATTTGTAATGGGTACGGTAGCCTTCGTACTTGCCGCCATTCGCATCTTCCAGTGTCACCTGGCCTTTATCTTCCATCTGGATGCCAGCCTTCTGCCCTTTCGGGAAGATGCCATGCACGGTGTTTTCGCCCCACACCACTAACCAGATAGAGGTGTTATCTGTACCCGTGCCACCAGCATCAATGATGTTCTGAGCATTACCCGCAGACAGGCTGGAATAGCGGGAGGACAGTCCCATAAACTGCTGAGGGTTAACGCTGGAATCACCATAAAACAGCGTCTGCGCCATCTGCTGATTCATCGCTTCAATAAATGCGCGGTCTTCAGACAGGCGGAATTCGGCGGTATTGCCGTTCAGATCAGCCAGTGACTTATCGACTTCAGCATAGGTTTCCAGCATGCCAACGGAATCGGTTACCTGCACTGTGGTTGATTTGCTTGGCTGTACGCCATAGTTCAGCAAACGCCAGGTAGCTGAAGGTAAACCAGAACGAATGGTGGTTCGGTGTCCGGTAGGAAGGTTCCCTTCGACAAAAGGCATATCCTGAAGGATCGGGTTAGTTTGACCGAGAAGCTCGATAATCTTATCGACTTTCCCGTTTGGATCGACGCGCTTACCCCAGTCAGCCAGCGTTAGCGCAGTTAAGCCTTTAACAGCCATTGTCATTTCCTCTCTTATTTGCCATAGAGCACTTCGGCCGCACTACGCTGGCCTTCATTACCACCGGTGACCATGCCATCTTCAGACATCGCCTTTCCGATTTTCACGAACGTCTTGACCAGATCAGGGTGATTACCCAGTCCGGTGGTGTTCAGATATTCTTTGAGCTCAGGTGTCCCGAACTGGTCAAGCGCACGCTGCGCGGCGCTAAGGTTAGAAATCAACTTGTCGCCACCGATTTCTTTGTCAGCTTTTACATCAGCAGCCCACTGCTCGGTTGTTTTCTGCCAGGCTTCTGCCTGGCGCTGCTGAACACCTGCCAGAATCTTCGGATAAGCATCAACCAGCTTTTGCGCTTGCTCGTTGGTCAGGTTTAGTTCTCGCGCCACCGGCTCGAATTCCTTCAACGCTTCTGTATCCAGCTCTACGCCTTCGGCAGCCTGAAACTCGTACTTCTCAGGCGCACCCTCTGGTTTATCGCCGTCCTTTTTTTCATCCAGCTTATCGTTTTCAGGCTTTTTGTCAGCAGCAGGTTTATCGCCATCAGCAACAGGTTGTGGCTTATCACCTTCCTGTTGTGATGGATCACCAACTGGAGCAGGGTTATCACCTGCAGGCGCTGACGGTTCTGACGCAGCCGGAGCTGCTCCACCATCGACTGGTTGCTCATTGCAAAGACGGCTATACAGCAAACGCTCAAATAAATTCATGATCACTCCTGTTCACTGGCCTCTTTGGCCATCTTCAAATACTGTTCAGGGCAATGCGCCATAACGCGCTGAAACAGTTCCAGCGCCAGATTGCGTTGCCCCTCATTAAATGCCATTGCCATAGCGTCCATCGGCGAGATAGCGGAAAACACACGGCCTTTCTCCAGTACCGACCAGACAACCCGACGCCCCTGTTCACAGCTCATGACAAAGCGAATGTCATCAATTTCACGCTGTGCCATGTCACGTTGCTTACGGGCGTTTTCTTCTTTCAGTTGATCGTCTTCGTAATCTGTCATTGTGATTGCCCACCCTGACCACTAACTGCATTCGCCATAGCTGACAAAACACTCGGATCCGAAGTTTTAGCTTCGCTTAGCGTCTTGGCCCCCTGTGCCGCCGCCATCCCCATCGCCATCATTTGTTGCTGCTGTTGCTGCTGTGCCCGTTGCTGGCGAGCCTGCTCAACCTGTTCCTGCGGAACAATGACGGTTGGAGACACTCCGGACATATCAGCGAATGCATCGATCGCCTGATCAACGTTGAGTTTGTCGAGAGCTTCTGGTTTCGCTTGCGCAAGTTGACCAATGAAGTTAACCGTGGACGCCAGACTGGACAGGCCGATAGACTTCTGCGCCTGAGCCATGACGGAAATGTATTCGACCTTCAGGGGCATGCCTTCCATCGCGTCAGGCGGTGGCGGCAGCATGTTTTTACGCACCATCATCGAGAAAGCGCGGTCAATGAGAGGATTAAGACATTCGTCGTTCAGACGCTCCAGAACCGGCCCCAACATCAGAAGTTTTTCTTCTTTCATTTCGATCACCGCTTCAACAGGCATCGAGCGGGTATTGATGTTCTGCAACATCATGAACAGATCGACAAAGTAGGCGCTGTTAATGATTTGACGAGTGTCCTGAATGTCTGCCACCAAATCTGCTGTACTGGGGTTAACCAGATAAGCAGGCCTGAAGCCATCCTGACCAGTAATCTGATCGATATACGTGATGTCGCCAGGAAGAAGGGAGGCGCGCTGATTCTTGAGGGAAGTCGGAGCAACCATCGGCGGATTGGTGGCTTTATCAATCAACTGCGACTTGCGCTTCTGGAGAAGCTGCAATGCCTTAACAGGTCCAAGCGCCAGCATGCCCGGGCATGATGATCCATAAACATCTTCACCGTTAACTTCCCAGCGCGGAGCCATAATTGGAAACTCATCGAATCCGGACTCACGCAACAACTTGTCGTTATCGCCACCAACCTCGTAATAAACCGATTTGAATGGCTTGTTCTTGCTATCCAGCTTCGATGTATCGCGGTCAATGTTCGGGTAAACCGAATGCATCACGTCAATCCACTTCTCGTAGGTGCCGCTTTCCCACATGCTTTTTACGGATTCGCTGACGTTATTTAGCCCGAACTCCTGAACAAGCTGACGAACAGTCATAGAGAACTTGCGAAAACAGGTGTCAACACTGCCACGAGGTGAGTTAGCCAGGTAGTAACTGCCTATCGGGAATGGCATTGTGCGAATGATGTCCTCATCATCCTCCAGTACCGCCATTGCACCGGTGCTGTATGTGCCGAGGCTTCCGTATAACTGCGGCAGCGACTGATAGAGATTCGACTTATTGAACATATCGTTCATGCGGTTCTGCACCGCCTCAAGCCACAACTTAACAGGGCCATAATCCATCATTTCAGGATCTGGCGTAGCCAGGCGAAACCACGGACGCGCAGGGCTTGTGATGCCTGACATCATGCCGCTGGCGAGAGTGCGCGCCGCCATAGTCCCGGTCGAATCAATAATGCGTGTATTGCGCCGATCGTTACGGTTGGCCTCAGAAGTCAGAAAGCGGGAACCACGCGGGTTGATGTAATCACTCAACTCGCGCCAGTGCGGCTCGAACGACTGACGCTCGCTTTCAAGTTGTGCGAACTGTTTGTTCAATCGCTCTTTAGTTGTTTCCGCCATTTCAATGACTCCGGTTACTGACCAAGCAGCGTTTTACCGCTGGTATTAGCGGTTGATGTGTCGCCCTGAGAACCGGTAAGAAGCGTAGAACTACGACCAGCAGCAGCGCGACGGCGACGTGTTTCTTCGTCGCGGGCATCAACAACGGCGGCATCCTGCTCCTGTGGTGCTGCCTGAACTTCTGGTGTTGCAGGCACTGATGGTGAGCTACCCATGCACATATCAATGACTCCGTACGCAATTAAATTATTACCAATTTAACCACAAATGATTTACCTATCGTAGATAGTTGACATTTAACGCACGAATTATTACCTTTCAGGTAAGCAAAGAGTTCATTCCGGTTATTAACCTGACTAGCTTGTCGTTAAATTGAACAGGTGGGGTGAGATTTTATTTTGAGCAGTACGGCGTATGGCACATGCGCCGATAGCGGTCTGGATACGTTTAAGGGGCACTCTCCCTTGCTCTGGCAAACGAACCAGGTAGCCGGGATGTGCAAGTCGAGCGGTTTTATTCCGCGCACGGGGATTCACCATCCCGGCGATTCGGTGTGACACCTCGGAAGAGACGAGGGTACAACGATGAGAGCATTTATGGAACCGCGACAAAGTGTGGCGCCTTAACAGGCTAAGTGCTCTCAGCGTTGTGGCATTAGCTCAGTTGGACAGAGCAACCGCCTTCTAAGCGGCTGGTCGCAGGTTCGAATCCTGCATGCCACGCCAGAATCACGCCTAAGGACCGTGATGCCAGAAGTTCCAGGTGCTTGGCGGTGATGGTTTCCATTGAAGGACTATCACCGCCCTTTTTACAGCAGGACGCCATTGCGATGACTTCATGCTGTAAACCCGTACAGCCACGGAAGGCATAACTCATTGCTTACAGTTCGCCCGGTTCACCGGGCATTTTTTTAAGGTGTGAATCATGAAATACGAATTCGATGGATTTTAATGTCGTGACACGTCACAAACAGCCAGCCGATAAGCTGGCTTTGTTTTATCCTCATCAGAGGATATCAACGACATTATCCCCTCATAGGGATACGTTTTTCATAATGACCGAAGATTACCTTAAAGGTAGAATCAGAAAAAAACCTAAAAGGGCCTGGACATGCTTGAATCACTTAAAGAATACCTATCTTCAACCGTTAATACCGCTTCGCAAAGGGTCAGAAATCCAGTGTTTGGAGCGTTCGCACTGTCATGGTGCGCCTTTAACTGGAAGTCGATTTTATACTTACTCCTCAGCGACTCCAGCATCATCGACAAGATCACCTACATTTCCAGCAATAGCAGTTGGAAAACGGTATTAGCATTCCCATGTGTTTCAGCAATAATCCTGTGCGGCGGCATGCCCTGGATCAACAACGTGATTTCAAAGTGGCAAGCCAAACCTCTTGATAATTACGATTCGATAGAGAACCACCGGAAGGCCAAGCGCATTCATCGCGCCACACGCCTGCAGCGCCTGAAGGCAAAGCACGATGTGACATACGACAAAGTTAAGACTGGCGCCGAAAAAGACATACAGGCTATGAAGGAAAGAATTACGGAGTCACAGGCCAGGATGGGTGAGCTAACGTCGGAAAGAGATAGGCTCTCCGATAAGGTTTTGGAATTGAATAAGAAGCTGGAAAACATGCAATCAGTGGCTGCAGCGTTAAAGATTGAGGCAGAAAAGTCCGCCAGAATGCTTGAAGATAGGGAGGCCAAAATAAATAATCTCATACAAGAATTAAAGGAAAAAGAAAAGGAAAGTATCGTATTGCATATGGGCCATGAACCCTTGCGAAAAACATATACATCACAGGCTGAGAGAATGATTGCTGAAGCCGTGAAAAATAAGCAATAAATCACGCAAACGGGTCGTAATCTGTGATGGCCTTGCCTTGCTGGTTCTGCTGACCGGGAATTCGCAGGCGCTTCGACACAGGGAAAGCAAACGTCAGCAATAGCGCATCGCCTTTCCCCGGCGAACGCCCAAGTCGTTCTTTGATATCTTCCTTCGGTTCGATAACGATTTTACCGTCCACGCGAACTTTGTACTCTGCCGTCGACAGGTCGTCCGCTGTTTCCTGGTCATCCAGCATACCGCCCAGCCTCAGCCATGTCTTACATGAGTTGAACATCTCCCCACGCTTGTTGAGCATCTGCGGGTCAGTAGACGCGCCACCGAACGGAACAAGTTGCCATGTACGTCCCCAGCCATCACCGATTGACTTCAAACCGGTTCCGTAACCGAAGTCGATGAATACCGCGTCAGCCTGATACTTGTCTTCAAAGTCAGCGATGCGCTTCGCCATAATCAGATCGTCAGTGGTCTTGTTGCCAGTCCACAGCACCTTACTGTGCAGCCCCTGCCGCAGGTATATCACAGCGTCATCAACGCCGGAGTATGCCGGGTCAACGCCGATTATCACCGGAGCATGTGCCACCTGCGCAGCAGTTACCACCCGTTTCATTGCCTCGTCAGTAAGGCCGGTAGGGATAAACTGCAATTCAGATGCATCAGGGAATATGCCGCGCACACGGATTTTAACGAAGTCGCTGTCTTCCCCGTAGTCATCAACCCATTTCTGCAACTGCTGTTTGTTAGTGCCTTCCACCGTCCGGCTGTCAATCTGCGCAGTTTTCCAGCGGTGTTTATATTTGCGGAAACATTCGCGGAAACGTCCGGTATTACGCGTCGGGTTTCCGAACGCCACCCAGATAATCTCAGTGTCTTCGTCCGTAAGCGCCCCCTCGGCAACTTCCCACACCAGATCCGCAATGTTCGACGCTTCATCAAACACCACGATGATGCGTTTGCGCTCGTTGTGTAGTCCGGCGAATGCCTCGGTGTTGTGCTCAGACCAGGGGATTGCGTCAGCTCGCCACCGCTTGTCGTGCCCAGGATCATTGCTGTACATCGCGGTAGCGGTACAGGTAAACCAGTCTTTCGTGATAGCAAGGTTCGACCACTTGATAATTTCCGGCCAGGTCTTCGTTCGTAGCTGGTTGTCGGTGTTGGCGGTCACCACGACCTTACAATCCTCGCAAGTGGACATGCCCCAGTTGATCAGCATTGAGATGAATGCGGATTTACCAATACCGTGACCAGAAGCGCGTGCCAGCATAAGCGGCTGATAGCGCGTCTCTGGATTCTGCAGGTGATCACGTATCTCTCGGAACGCATCAGCCTGCCACTGACGTGGGCCGGTAGCATGTGCCAGTTCAGTCCCCTCTTCCCCCCAAGGGAACGCATAGAGGGCATAGCCAAGCGGATCGTGAGTGAACCCTGCAATATCCTCGATTAACTGCTCTTCAGGAGATAACGCTGTATCTGTCACTGATTGCCATCCTGACGTTCTTTGAGTCGCTTCCTGGCTGCTGCTATGCGATCAGCAATTGTCACATTCACATTAACATCCAAGCGTTCTTTGAATGCGTTGACGTCGACGTGCTTACCAATCAGTTCGAGGTTCTTCACCTTGTCAGGCCATTTAATTTTTTTGAGGATTGTCTCTATCGAATCCTCGTTCATGTTCATGATGGTCGATGACAGATCAAAGCCGCTAAGCGTAGTGCGCCAGATTTTCGGCCACTCACGGATTGGTTTAAGGCTCCCATCGTCGTTGAGGATGTCGATCACGTCCATCTGGTCGATCTCCACTAGGCGCATGAGAACGTAATCAGCACTGACGCGCATTCGTTTGTTGCGCTCCTCCATCAACTCGGCAATCCGTTTTTGAATGCGTTCATCGCGCATCATGACACTGGCTTTAACTGCCGCTGTATTTGGGGAGAATCCTGCGTTAATCGCTGCCTGAGTCTGGTTTTCAGGCGTTTTGATGTATGACTGGCAATAAGCCTCCTGCATTGCTGTGAGCGGCTTAAATTGCGTTGATTTGCGTTTATAGGTTTTAGGTTCAGCAGGCATCATAACCACCGTGGTAATAGTTACCGTTGTGGTAATAGTAACATGCAAAATAAAGCCGCCATAGTTGGCGGCAGTATTCAAAGTCCATCAAATTCATCGTAAAAACTCTCGTCAAGATACCCTTCCCATTTACCGCGAATGAAAATTACATCCTCGCCGCAAGGGTGCTGACTGTCGATAACTATATCCCTCCTGGCGCAACCATACTTATGCATGAGAAATTTAACCTCTTTCGGAAAATTTGCTGAGTTATCTCTCATATCTTCAAGGTCGTAGCGTATTTTTGGCATAACACCTCGTGACATGTCACACTATTAATTTCGTTTCATGCCAGCCTTTGGTCACCCAGCATTGCGAGTCACCATTACACGGGCATGAATTCACAGGAACTCTCTCGCCGCACTTACCGCAACGTTTTCTGCTGATCGATTTTATACGCCCGCGCACGCGTGCATCATCCTGGCGGATCAGTAACGCTATATACTCACCAAATTCGTAAGGCGCACGCCCGGGGCGACGTGTGGCACAGTTACGCTCCAGCATTTCAATTTCCTGAGCATCAAGCACAATCTCCAGCTTACGTACACCGGATTCAGCTTGTCTGGCTCTCTGAGCGGCTTTGCGCTCTGCTGCTGATTTAGCCATCAATATTCACCTTTATCGCGAACACCTTTACCGGTTTATCGCCGAAGTGGGGATGTGTGATTGTCTTGATTTCATATCCGTCATACGGAATATCAATTCTGCGGCTGGAATCGTCGCGCTTCGGATATCCCTTTGTGATAATCAGGCGGTCATACTCCCGGAACATAATTCGCTTATTCCAATAGTCATTACACAGGCGATACTCCTCGGTTTTCTCGCCACGAATCATGGCATCGAAGTATTCACCTTTTACGGCAAGTTGCAGGTTAGCCACGACCTTCCTCCTTTGGCTTGTGAATTTGTATCGTCATGCCGCTTTGAGTGGTGACTACAATGACAGAACCAGGCTGAAGGCTGTTAAGATTGAATGCTTCGTAAAACGAATCCAATGCCAGTGCTTTTTTATTCTTTCGGTTCCACCAACGCCATCCCTTGCTACAGGCTACACTGACAATCCACTGCCCACTCCTGTAAGCCATATAAAACCAGATGAGCAAAACCTGAAGGAAGGCCATCCAGTCAATAATCGTATATTTCGCGAAGGAGTCCATCAATTCACCTCCTGCGGCGGTTCTGGTAGCGGCATCCAGAACAAGACGTTCCCTAACCACGATAAAGTGCCGTCGCTCAACTCCACGTATTCCCCTTGTACCTGTCCTGCCATATACTCGCCGTGCTTTGAATAAATTAAAATCCAATCATCTTGAGCGGGCATTCGCTCACTACAGCTTATCCAACCATCCGGAGTTACCGGAGAGTTGCCCGATAGCTCGTTCAACTTGTAAGTCTGGCTTACAAGTTCGGCTTCCAATTCTGCTATGCGCTTCTCTGATGCTTCCAGCTCAACACGCAGCTTCCCTACCGTTAGCGCAATATCCTCGTTCTCCTGGTCGCGGCGTTTGATGTATTGCTGGTTTCTTTCCCGTTCATCCAGTAGTGCCAGCACGGTTTCTGGTCCGGCCAGAAGTTTGAAGGCGTTGAGCGCATCAATATCCACACCGTAATCTTTAAGTTCCTGTTCACTTAACAAATCATCATCAACTGGCAACATTAACAGGCGTTCCATTGCCGGAATTGCACGTTCTGCCGCCATTCGCAGTGCCTGATAGTCAATCTTGCTCACTGGTTGCCTCCTTTTCGAAGCTCTGCGGCAAAGTCAGTGGCATGTTCACCGAGTAGTTTCCAGTTATCGCGTATATCAGATGCAAATGACTGTTCGGATTTTGAGTTACATTTCTGTGCAAACATCTCCAATCCCTGCGCCCGCACTTCAGCCAGGCATTTGCGAAACTCGGAAACGTACTGTTCGACGCTCATTCCCCAGCTAAGTGGACATTCATTGAATGTTTCGCCTTCGTGCTCTTCATCAGGTAGCTCTTTGGTAAAGAACTCACGCTCAATGGCGTGGAGTGTGTCAGCAAAACGACGTAAGTTACTCAAACCTACCGTAATGGAGAATTCAGGAGCATCACATCCGACGCCCATCTGCTGATAAACGGCGGTTTTGAAGGCCTTCAGCGCCGCATTCTCCGCTGCCAGCTCCGAAAACTTCTCGTGTGCCAACTTAACAGCTGCATCAGCCTGCTTAATTGACTCAATCGCTTTCTGCTGGTCTTCGGCCAGCGCATTAGCACGCACCAGTTGCACTTCCAGTTGCGTTGCCAAATCGCTGATCAGCTTTGCCACGCTGCGCATATCAACGGCACCACATTCTGCTTTCAGTTCCGAAGCCATCTCATGCCCGGCGGTAACTAACCCTTTGATATTACAGTCCATCTTTACCCTCGCTTATCCACATAACTTATTGATTACATTGATAACTAAAAAGATCGTCGATTCATGCCGATCTATTTTTCATCAGTGATTCATAAAACTTTTGCCACTTATGCCGACCGAAATTAGCCTTCGAGTTACAGCTCGAACAAAGGCAAATAAGGTTCTCCTGACGACAGTCTTGCTTGTCGTAATTGATGTGATGAGTTGTTAGCCTTTTGTCTGTTCCATCACAACCTGGGTTCTGACAAGTAAAACCATCTCGCTCAATAACCCTCTTGCTCGTTTCTCGGAAATCCCACGGATACGGCAATCTCGATAATCCACCAGACCAGTTTGGATTTCCTTCCCCCTTCATCAGAGAAGAACGCATTATGTTGGAACACTGTTTCGAGCAGCATTTATGACGCTTCTCATGACTCAAGAAAACGGAGAACGAAGATCCGCATACGCAGCATATTTTTAATACTCGCTTTAGTTCCCGATTTACCGTCTTGCCTCGCTGTGAAATTCCTACACACTGAAGTGAGCAGAACCTTGAAGATGAGTTGGCTCGCTTAACCTGATATTGCCTGCCACATACGGGGCAAACCTTTTCGATTTTCCCACCCTTCCAATTCGGGTTTTTATCACCGGATACAATCAATCCCGCAGCATTGGGCTTCTCGCTCATAGTTCCTCAACCTCCCATCCACCACCGAGCTTTTTAGGTTTTGGATAAGCAACCTGAAAGACAAACGGATAGCTGTCTGCCGCAACCTTCATCTTGACTCTCGCATCGTCAGTAAAGACTGACTTACTTCCCTTAACGTCCACCATCACCAACTGCCCGTCAGCCAACATCACGGCAAAATCTACAGTCAGGAAGCAGTTGTCAGCCAGCCGCAGCTTGATACCCTCGAACCGATACCAGGCGACTTCCCCTGCACGTTTACGCTGCTCAAGGTGCTGGCAATACGCAGATTCTGTTTTGTTCATCTGGCCTGTTTTGAGTCGACCAAGAGCCTGTATCTGTTTTCTCATGATTTACCTCTAAGGTAATTAAAAACCACATAAGGCACAAAATCAATAGATCTAAGAATATTTTGTTACCCATTGGGTAATTATTGAGGCGTAAAAAAATGCGCTATCGCGCTGGTATTACTTGATAAATCCTGCTGCCTTTCCTCGCCTGTATTCCTCCATCAGCCACTGCGCCGGTGTTATTCCCCCCAGGGTGGCGGCGTTAGGCATGCACCCGAAACTTCGCCCTGGTGGATGGTAAACGTCTCTCCCTGTGTCCGGAGGTGTACTCATGGGTTCTGGCTTTGCCTGTATGCTGATCACCGGATCGGGTATCTGCTGTCCGGAAGCCACCTTTTTCGCCCAATCATCGAGCAACCTGCGCGCGTGTTTCTCAACCTCAATCTCGCTAAGCTGGCGCTGATACATTGCACGGCGGGTATCACATACGACCCAGTACATAACCGGATGTCGCCACGGGAATCTTTCGGGACCACCAGGATATAAACTTTTTTCCTTGCTGTACCGGTGAAACTCCGCCATCACATCGTCAATGGTGACGCCAAGAACCATCTTGCTGTCTTTACACCACTTGATGAATTGCCCTGGCGACGGCCAGAACGGAGATTCACTGGCGCGGGCGTGGCGCATACCAGCAGAAACCTGTTCACGGGTTCGGATCCCCCCTTCGGCAAACGCAGCAATCCACTGCTGTTTTGCAGCAACTTCCTGCTCTGGCGTCTTCAGGTTGGTTACCACTGCCGCCGGAAACAGTTGTTTCAGCTGTTTGAAAAGGGCATCAACAAGCCTCTCTGCTGACATGTTCACCACGTTGTCATTGTTGGTGTACTGATGCTCATAACCTGACATGCGAGAAAGGGCTTCTCCGTCACGGTTTTGTATCGCGGTAAAAACGTTGTTCACAAGAAATCCTCCCATGCTTCAGGGCTGTTCCAGTGCGGAACGTTGTTATCAGGTAATGTTGATTGCTTCTGTCTGCTAATCTGCAGCCGCCTTGCCAGCTTCTGCTCCCACTGTGCCTGATGGTATGCCTTACCCTCAGCCATCCAGTAAATTCTGAACTCTGCAAGTTCCTGTGCCGTTGGCAGACTGTCCAGGTAGATCCCCTGCAATGAGCTTTTCCGAAGAAAGTCATCTGATGGTTGCCATTGTTCATGCATGACAAATTTGCCTAATTGCCCTGGCCCACCAGGAGGAACAAAGTTATTCATCACGGCGTTGTTTGCGCCGGGGTCATGAGGCACAGAATCCCCGGTTTTTGTTCTGCTCTCCCTCTCTTGGTTAAATGACTGGTTATATGACTGGTTCTGGATCCCGTTTTTGGGATCATTCAACATCCCGTTTTTGGGATCATTCAACATCCCGTTTTTGGGTATATTCCCGTTTTCGGTAACATTACCGTTTTCGGGTTCATTACCCCCTTCCCGGTTGCCTTTAATGTTCCCGTTTTTGGTTATATTAAGAGAGAAAACCCGCACTCTTTTCGTCGCTCCCTTTCTCTCTCCGGTATCTGAAATAAGCCCCATTTTCATGAGCGATATAAGCCCGGACTGCACGGTTTTTTTATTCAGGCAAGTGTCTTTAACGAGGCGTTCTATGCTGGGGTAGCAGAGGTTATATTCATCGGCTCTGTCAGCCATCGAGAGCAGTATGAGCTTTAATGATGAGCTACCTGGGTCTGTCTCCCAGGCCCAATCTGTTGCATGTCTGCTCATGATTAATCTCCGCTATCAGCTTGAATGTTGTGGGGAGGAATTAATCATGATCTGCTTAATCTCTGCCCTGATGCGACGGTTTGATTCCATGGTGCACTCAACACAGTGTCCGTTGTAAACCCAGCGTTCACTGTCATGTCCGTGCTTACATGATTTTCCGGTGTAGTAGCGTTTAAGTCCGCGCTTTGCGGCATCAATACGTGTAATGATTTCCATGGTAAGCCCTGTTATTAGTATTGGGATTACGGTTATTTTGTGCTGACACAAAAAAAAGATCAACCAGATTTGGTTTTTTATTACCTTTAAGGTGCGAATAGATATGAAAAGACCGCAGGATGGCGGTCTACAGAGGTTTGTGGCTGGATATCATGAGTAGAAGAAGTATGCCAGTTCTGCTTTTGAGCGCAGCCATTGTCTTGTTTTACAGGCTTTAAAAAGCCCATTCATCAATACTTTACCTGGCATTTTGCGCTTACCTGTTAAGTGAGTCTGGATATAGTGACTCGTCGTTCCGGCTTCCTGTGCGAAGGCTTCACGCTCATCCGGAGTAAGTGCAAGCCAGTGCTTTTTGAAATCGAAATGTCCGTTATCGCTCATAGCTATTGCCTGATATTTATTTCAGATAATAAATATTCACCCATAAGGTAACAAAAATCAAGGATAGTTACCTATGGGGTGCATTTACCTGTTGGGTAATATTGCTTTAAATTGAATCATCTACTGATTCATATATGAGGCGATTCTCCAGAAAATGAAAAGTATCCAGGACGTCCGCAGGCAAAATCTCAACGACTTGATCGACCGTGAATTCAATGGTGTTCAGACGCGGATGGCAGAAAAACTTGGAACTCAGGCAAATCTGGTAAACCGCTGGGCTCTTGGCAAGAAGGTTATCGGCGACCAGGTTGCGCGAAAAATTGAAGCTGCCGCCAATAAACCCCGTAACTGGCTTGATATCGATCGCTCGCTTTCTCAGGAGGGGTTTCAGCCTGTCGGCCCAAGCGACATTGGTCAGCTGGCGGCTCACAACCTGGAACGCTGGATGAGCGAAAGCCGCGACCTTTCAACACAGGGAAAACTTCACCGCGCATCCGGCGTCGCCCAGGTGACAATCAGCCGCCTGTTAAACAATGAGGTCAGTGTTTCCATTTCCACCCTGGAGAATGTTGCATCCGCATTCGGGCGTCACGGATATGAACTACTGATTCACCCGCACGACCCTGCGACTATCAACTATGACCGCTCGCGCTACGCATTGTTACCCGAAACCGAGAAAGCAAAGATCGAAAGTTACATTGAATTTGTCATCAACCAGAACGAAAAAAACAAACAATAAAATCATATTTTTCAGTAAGTAAGCCGCCTTCTGGCGGCTTTTTTATTGCCTGTTCAATTACCTAATGGGTAATTTTTTTAACTCATATCTATTGACATCAAACCAGATACGCATAATTATTACCTAAACGGTAACAGACCGAGGTAACAAGTTATGCAGTGGAAAATCATCAACGGTTGGTACTGCGTTACTGCATGCGGATTCATGAGCTGGAAGTTCCGCACCTTACAGGAAGGCATTAAGTGGGCTTTCGTCAGCAAAGAAGCTCGCGATGTGGCCAACGATAACGAGATATGGGAGGGATGATAATGAACGTTAATCAGCAGAAAAATCTTCAAAAAATCATGCTGGCATTCGACAAGGACTACCGCCTGTCAGAACAGCTATATGACCGACAAGTTGAACTGATTGAGAGTATCCGGCTTCACCAACTGGCCTCAACTTTCGACGTTGTAACAGGCAAAGGCGTTCGTCAGGAAGTGCTGGAGGCTGCTAAAGACAGCCCTGAGTTCGAAGAACTGATGGATGCCTACCGGCGCGAGGCAATGGCAATTATCGCCCGCTGGGATCTGGCGGATCGGATTGATGGGCAGAGGGAAGCGGCATGATGCAGAACGCTGGAATCATGGATAGAACAAAATACATCGGAGGAAGCGATGTTGCAGGGATTCTTGGAATTAGCCCATGGCGCACCCCGCTTGAGGTTTATCTGGATAAGGTCAAGCCACGTGTCAAACCAGTAGACCCAAGCAAGCAGAAAGTTTTCACGCGTGGCCAGCGTATGGAGCCATACGTAATAGACCTGCTTTCTGAGGAAACAGGGATGGAAATCGTTCATCGCGGAAACCGCTATATCCACCGTGATTACGATTTTATTGCAGCTGAGATCGATGCAGAAGCAGCGTCAGGCGAGAACATTGAGATCAAAACAGTTAGTCCGTTCAAAGCCAAAGAATGGGGAGAAATCCAGACAGATGCAATTCCTGTGCATTACACGGCCCAGGCCATGCACGGGTTGATGGTTACAAACAAACAGGCATGCGTTTTCGGTGTGCTTATCGGTGGTGACGACTTCCGAATCTATCGGGTTGAGCGTGATGAAGAAACTATCCAGGCGATCTTAGAAAAAGAAATCGCTTTCTGGGACCGAGTGAAAAATCTTAACCCGCCGGAAGCTACCAGCGTAAGCGATGTATCGCTGATGTTTGAGAAAGATGCCGGGACAAGTATCGAGGCTGACGGAAAGGCACTCGCACTATTCAACGATCTACGAGACATGAAGTCACGCAGAAAATCACTGGAAGAAGAAATAGCTATATCAGAAGAGAAGCTGAAGATGTACATGCAAGAGCACTCAGTCCTGACCCTGGACGGAAAGCCGCTCTGCACATGGAAATCTCAGATCAGCAACAGATTCGACCAGAAGCTATTCCAGTCAGTACACCCTGAGTTATTCGAAAAATTCAAAACAACAACGACACAACGCGTCTTCAGAATGAAGTAAGGAGAAAAAATGTCTATCAATGCACTTAAGGCAGCGGCTACCGGTAACCAAGTTGCACATCATAATGAGAAACCAACAACTCTGGCCGGACTTCTGGCAGACCCAAAAATTAAAGCTCAGATGGCTTTGGCACTTCCAAAGCACATGACAGCAGACCGTCTGGCGCGCATAGCAACCACAGAGATCCGAAAGGTTCCAAAACTTGCATCATGCGACCAAGCCAGCTTCCTGGGGGCAATTATGCAATGTGCCCAATTGGGTCTTGAACCAGGCGGAGCTCTTGGACACGCTTACCTGATACCGTTCGACAAACGCCAGAAAGTAAATGGAAGATGGGAAACCGTATCTACAGAAGCACAGCTGATTATCGGCTATCGCGGAATGATTGAACCGCCCCGGGTTTCCTGGAGAGTATTTTATCTGTGAACTCAGGCTGCCAGATCATTATTTCCGATGGAAGCATAATAAGCTTTTTCTGCTTCTGCCGGAGGAATATGGCCCAGCCTTTCCAGC